TGAATTAGCACCTAAGGGAATCAAAATATATCTTGTGTCCGTCTTTCCAGACTGTCAGTATTGAGGGAGTTTCACCCTTCGAAAAGTTAGGAAATCATGAAAGCTTGCTGAAGGCTTCCACGATGCGAAAGTAGGGCTTTTCTGTTTCACCTCACAAGTTTAGTTTTGGCTTCACAGCTTTAACGTCTATGCCCTATAGACGGCTCTTAAGGTAGAGCAACCTTGATTGACAACCTAGTTGACGAGACTAGGAACAAAATAAAGAGTGAATATTTTTGTAGACATGTCGTCCACTGCTTAGTTAGACTTTGAAGTGTTTCCTACTTGATGGATAAGACGGTTCAAGGATACTCTTATAAGTAACTTCTTATCCGTTTCGGGGACACTTCAGCTTATTGATCTTTATAAGTTTTTTAACAATAGTCTTTCCTATTAGTCAAGTGTTTTAACAAGATGTTTTACCTTATTTTTGTGGTCTTTCCCACTGTCAACGAAAACAAACTAATTTATTTGATTTTAACGACTTTACTGTCAAGGTTATTCTAACTCATTAGGATAGAATCTTAGAATTAATTTAATGGTATCAACCACTTCACACTCGTAGGACTTACCATCGAATGATAAAACCTTAGCTGACTTACCTTCGTAAGTTTTAATCCAATCATAATTTTCATTCTGATAAGAATAAACATCTGAGGCTTGTCTTACTGTTAAAACATCACCTACGGAGAACAGAGGCGAGTCGGTATCCTCTGTAGGTATTTGCGTATCTAGGTCACTGCTTGGAGTCTTTACATGTAACATTATAGAGTCCAACATCATTTTAGTGTCTTTCTCTACTACGCTTCCTTTAATTACTTCTTGGGCTTCATCCACTTGGGGCAACGTCTCGGAAGGCGGAACCTCTTGGTACTTGAACTGACGGGAGTCTAAAACTTCACCGTCTTGCAAAAAGTCATAGATACTTAGTTGATAATGATCCATATTATCTCCTCCTTAGGTCTTACTTTACAGGAAACTAAGGAGGTTGTCAACTACTTTTTAAAATGATTCTTCCGGCTCTCTAAGGTCCTCGAAAGGAAAAACTTTAAAATCATCAAACTCTTCAACAATAGCATCAGATAATTCCTCTAGAGTTGCAAAACCATTCTCGAAGTATCTGTTTCCATACTCTAGGGTGAAGATGTTATGCTCATCCTCTGCGTTTGTACCTACGAAGAATAAAGCGTTAGGAGGAGTTAGTGATAAAGGTTTCCCTCGCTTAGTAGTGATGAATCGGTCATCATGCTCAAGTACTTTCTTTGTAGTTATGCGAAACGTTCGATGTTCTGTTACTACTAAATCTTCTCCTTTCATGTATATGATTTCCCTACTAAAGCAACGCTTATCTTCTTCTCTGACCTCAACAGTTTTCATAAATGTTTCACTCCTTAGTTTTAGTTTCTTCCATTAAAGGGAGATGAAGAATACCTTATTAGAAAGGTAATTCTTCATCAGTTACATCCAAAACAGTTCCGACATTATCGTCAACATTTACTTCTAAGTCTACATTGACAACAGTCTCTCCGATTATCTTTTGAGTATCAAATCCCGGATGAGATACTGCAAACTTTTTGATTACTTCCTTTTGAGCTTCTAACGATAAAGTGTGATGCGCTTCAGAAAACTCTTCAGCCGTAATCTCTTGTTTGCGGTACTCTTTATGCTTTTCTTGATCCTCTGGAGACATAATTGCCAGCATCGTGTTGGTGTCTACATCTACGGAGAAACCCCCAGTACCTTTAGAAAGAGTGTATCCAAACATTTCAGCTTGACAAGGAGTACCTGCATTGACTGAAGTCCAAGCATTTGAGATTTTCTTGAAGATTCCCTCTGCTTGTTTTTGAGTAGTTTGCATCACGAAAGGTTCGCCTGTCTTGAAGTCATAGAAACCAAATAAGAATCGTGTTTGAGCTTTAAAGCGGTAAGCTTCTTTCAATTTAGCAATCCATTTAGCGCCTTCAGTTTCTTTGAAGTCTTTATATTGCTCTGGAGTCATATTCTTTCGAGCTTCTTCAGCTCCACATTCTTCTTTTAACTCATCAGCTAATCTGAACATTTCCTTCATAGCTTCGGGGAATAGGTCATTCTCTTGAGGAACTCCAACCGTTCCCGTAAGTGGATAAACATCATATACCTCAACAGCGGCATACTCAGTAGGTCTCAATAACCCTACAGTTAGTTCTTCACCACGTTTTAGATATCGCAAAAAATGTACTTCCTCTTCGTTGTTCTCTTCTGCTTTCTTAAGAGATTCTGGATTGCTGAAATCAAATCCTTTTAGTACTGTCATCAATAATCAACCCTTTCAGTATTGTTAGTAGATTGCCTTACACTAGTAGTTTACCGTTAACTCAAGAGGATGGCACTTTTTCTAGCAAAATAAATTATTTTTAATAGATTGTTGACTTTTTAATAGATTGCATGTTAAGGTATTAGTACAATTAGAAAAGAACTTAAACATAAAAGATTAAAACATAAAAGATATTGTGATACTCTTTAGAGTATCACGTGAGTATCTAAAGATACTCACAAAGGTTTTAAGTACTTTATATATTTAAGTATCCGTAAGGATACAATAGGAGGAATAAATATGATACATGAAGATATCTTAAAAGGGATGGATGGACACTACGTGATTGATATGAGAGCGGCTGAAGAGGAAGAAAAAGAATTTCTTTTCAAGGAACTAAACACTAAGCAGAAGACGGCTATCCGTAAAGACTGGAGGGCATGTCCAATTTCAAGATGGAACAGCACAACAGCGAGAGCGTACTTAACAGATTGCGCGAAAGCAAAATTCAAATGTGAGTATGTATGCAACAATATCCGTCAAGAGAATGCACTTATAAGTCAATTCATCAAGCAATACGGCAGAGTAGCCTTGAAAGATTTCATCTATGCCTCAATGAAATCCTACAAAGGTAATAAGCAATACCCTTATCCGACATTCAACTTTATGTATTCTTACATGAGAGAACGTGAGCTGCCGCAGATTATTTGGAAGATTCAACAAGCAGAGGAAAGAGCTAAAGAGTTAGAAGCTCAGAAGAATGTAAAATTTGAAAGTATGGCTGATATGTTTTAAACTTTTATGGTAAGATACTTGTAAGTAATAAAACTTAGGAGGAGAAACGTATGAGTGATTTCACTTTTGAAATTAAAATAGCTACAAAGCCAGAACGTGTAGAATCGTCAAGGATGTCTCGAGAGACAGAACTACGATTGGAATTGATGGAAAGTAGACAACAGCTTGCAGATGCTAAACGGCTTGTGACTTCTATAGAAAAGTATATAAGAGAAATTGAGGAGGAACTTAATAATGAAAGAATGTAATTTAAGAAACTCATGTGATAAAGCTAAAACGTGCAACTCTCCGTGTCCTGCTTTTATAATCCTTCACGGACTCAATAACCGTGGAGGAAAGCAAGGGGATGCCTTACTGCCTTCGGAGTATAGACAAACTACATATGAGACTGCTAGGTGTCGCAAAGACCAAGCTGACATTTATAAAGACCTCGGAAGATACATGACAACTTTTAAGAAAGCTTTCAACTCTGTAAGAAACACTACAGAGGAACGCTTGAAAGATTTATTCTTTTACTCTAAAGAGACGGGTACTGGAAAGACGGAAACCGCTTCGATGCTTCTCAATGAATTCTTAATGTATTCTTATCTCCGAAGTGTACTCAAAGAAGAACCCGGCTCATTTGTTGATCCTATATTTTTCTTGGACATGCCTGCTTTGCAGGATTTATACTTGAAAGCAAATAGAGGTAATACACCTCGTGAGATTGCTGAAGATGCTTCTCGTGAGTATTATCGACGTATCTCGAAAGCTAAAAAGTCTAGGTTTGTTGTCTTCGATGAGATGGCAATTCGAGATGCTTCAGATGCATTCCGAACAGATATACACAACTTAGTGAACCACCGTACAGGGGAGAACCTTACAAGTATTTACACTTCAAACTTACCTATGAAGGAAATGCTTGACATATATGACCAACGCTTGTACGATAGAATCAGAAGATACACTGGAGAGTATAAATTCTTAGGGGAAAGCAAACGTGGTGTCATCTTAAAAAACGAAAGAGATGAATCTTGACGGAAAAGCAGAAATAACTTAAATGTATAAGTAACAAACTAGGAGGATTAACACATGAGTTTATTCAGTGGGGAAATGATTTTATCTAAAATGCTTGACAATAAGAATAGTGACATTGAGGCTAAAAAGCTAGGTCTTGATCTAGAAGATTTCCAAACAGATACGGAGAAGGAAGCATATAGTTTCCTACTTAGATACATAGACAGATACGGAGAGAATCCGGATTGGCGAACTCTTATGGGTGAAGTACCGGGATTCAACTACCGTGAAGACGTCCAGGACTCTTTAGAGTATCTTATCAATACAGCAAAAAGAAAAAGAAAATCTCGTGAGATTGAAACTTTCATGAATAAACATGTTGACAATTGGGGAAAAGGAGATGTAGACGAATGGACAAGCTCTCTCTTAGAAGGAATTGATTCAATCAATAAAGTTACTGCTCCTCGTCAACATGTAGGTACAAATCTTGCGACCGACTTTTCTAAGTATCTAGAAGAGTATGACACTCGTAAGGCAGGTAAGAGCTTCCGAAGCTTTGCTCCTAAGCATAAATCCATGAGAGATGCTATTGGGAATTGGATCACAGGTAATATGTACACATGGTACGGTCGTTCCGGTAGAGGTAAATCAGCAGTTACTTTAGATGAAGCATGCTATCAAGCACAATTCAACGGAGCAAACGTATTGATTTGGTCTATGGAGATGTCAACTTTCGAGGTAATCTCTAGAGCGTATTCATTTATCTCAGGAAATGCAAAACTTAAAAAGCAAAACATTGGAGGAGCTGAATACATTGCAGGGTTTCAAAGTAACGACCTTATCAGAGGTAAACTATCTGAAAACGATGAAGAAGAATTCAGAAACTTTCTCGGAAACCTTAATGAGTATATCTCGGGAAGTATCACTATCCGTGGCAAGACAGACAGAGACTTTCATGATAGATCAGTTAAGGCTCTGGAGTCGGATATACTCAAAACGAAAGCTGACATTGTTGTTGTTGACCCGTTCTATCTCCTTGATTACGAGTACAACAGAGATAAAACTACAGGAGGGGCGGCAACAGCTACAAGTCAATTACTCAATAGGGTTGCAGGTAGTACAGACACCGTCATATTTGCAATTACGCAAGCTGAAGAAGTCAAAGACGACAAAGACGATAGCGGAGAAAGAATACTTAGACTTCCCGGACGTAATGAAGTTAAAAAGACAACAGCGTTACTCGAAGATGCTTTCTTACTTATCGCTTTCGACTCATGTGATGGACGCTTTCAGATTTCACTTAATAAAGGAAGGCAAGGTGGCGAAGGAACTACTTTCGAGGGTATATTCTTGCCGGGAATAGGATACCTTCAAGAACCTCAACGTGAGGAAGTAGTCAAACAGTTTGGCGCAAAAGTTACAAAATATGAGTTTTAAAGAGGGCATGCAGAAATTGCTGTCCTTTTTTGATGTACAAAACTTAGAGGGAACCTTATAGGAAATAGAGAAATAATAAGAGAGCGAAAAGCTCAAAACTATAAGGAGCGTGATGTGAATGAATTACTTAGTTAACCTCGATTTGTATGGCATCAAACAAGGAATTCCCCCAAAGCCTTACACCGATGCAGATTTCATTCAAGCTGACAAGAACATACAAGGTATCAACAATGCTTTACAGTATGCTTATGATAACAACTATACAGCTGTAGTTCTGCCCCGTGGTGAATATGCTTTGTGTTACCCTCGAGAGATACTGATAAAAGAAGGAATCGAGTTAAATCTTAACAAGTCAAAACTCAAGGTGATATATGACTCCAATAGGAAAAGCCCTCTCGACACTCGAGTAGGCACAGACTATTACAACTTTGTAGGCAGTACCTTTATCTTTGAAAAGGTTGAGAGTTCGACTATTAAGAATGGCGAGATAGTCGGCTGTAGAGAAGATAGAAGCTTCTTTGACACAAAAGAGGTAGCCGTTGAGCATTCGTATGGAGTTGTATTTCGTAAAGGTGCAAGATTCAATACACTTAAGAGGTGCAAGGTTAGGGACTACATGGGTGACAACATCTCTTTTCTTTCTTCCGCATATACAAACTATGTAGAGTTTGACGAGGGTAATACTATTGAGTCACTTGACTACAAGACAGGATTACCTATTCCGGTTACAACTCCAAAGACAACTATTACAAAGATGCTTCCTATTCAGGTTGACCCTCAAAAGCAAGTCGACTCAATGTACATTGGAGGTACAGGCTACACGAGGTTGACTAGCATGAACAATAAATTCTTTGATGTATTCTTTTATGACAAGGACAACAAGTTCATCGGGGTTCACAAAAGAAGAAGAATCTACAGTAACATTTCAATCCCTACAGGTGCTACCAAGTATAGGTTACAGCTCTTAGATGAAACCATGGTGAGACAGCACTCTTTAGCTGTATGGTTTGGTCATATCCCTTCTCATAATTTAATCCAACAATGTGATATCACAAACGGGCATAGGGGAGGAATAACCTTAGGAGGTAGTCACAACATTGTTGAAAATAATAGTATCCATGGTAACGGTAAAGGGTTAGCTTATTTTCTAGATGGCAAACCACTCTTTAACGACCCTACTCGTTATGCGATTAACATGGAGGACTCATACGGTTCTAAGTGTACAATCCGCAATAACGATATCTATGATAGCTTTCACGGTATCCTTGTAGGTTGCTACGATGTGGACATCCTCAATAATCACATTCACGATACGGACTTCACAGCAATTAACTTGTATGCAATGTCATCCGCTAAGATAAAAGACAACTACCTCTATAACAATCTAAACAATATAGGATTAATGGACCCACAAATGTACAGCCCTTATGTTCTCATTGAAGGTAATTCTTTCGTAGGTGGAAAATTTAACTTGACAGCGTCTAGTCCTTACAGAGTAGAAGTTAAGCACAACCACTTTGAAAATTTAGGAAGCATATCTTTACCTGATGGTTTCACGATGTCAGATTGTCACATAAAATACACTGAGATGGTAAGCGGTGCTTGGCTACTCGTCAACAAACTAAAGAGTTGTACTTTCAAGTCAAACTCCTCAGTGTCTTTGCGAGAGTTAACTATCAAGACATCACAAGCAAGTGACTGCTCATTTGAGAATTTAAAGGTAAGACTCGAACCGGTGAATACAAAAGTACTATCTGAGTGTACTGTCAGTGATTCCGAATTTGTAAACTGTGAAGTAAGAAATCATATCTTCAACGGGTATCCTCTCAATACAAAACTAAAGAGTTGCAAACTAACTGACACGATTATCCAAGTAGGGATTACTAACGTAGACGGACAAACTCCCTATACAACTCTGGAGGATTGCCAACTCGTGTACAACTCGAAAGCGTACATGTTTCTATCAGAAACTAACAAGCCTTATACAACTTTTAAAGCTACTCGATGTAAGGTGACAATCAATAACGCAACCTTCACAGTGCTCCAGTCAGGCTTAGGGTTAGCCGTCAATGAGGTGGAGCTGAAAGAGTGTAGCTTTGCCTACACAGGTACTACCCCTCTCAACTTAAAGTACTATACAAATAAGACACATATGAGAAAGTTCGCCTCTCAAGGTAACACCTTTACAAATATAAACTTGCCAATCCCTGACGATGGCATCTATGTAGGATAACCCTTCGGGGTTATTTTTTTTTATGTTCTATGGTTGACACTAGATTCATATACTGGTAAGATTGGCTTATAACAAATAAGAAGTAAAAAATCTAGCCGAGAGAAAAGGCTTAGGAGGAAACTTGAATGAAAAAAATTGGATGGAAAACAAATGAAGATGTAATCAGATTAGCAGAAAAATCTATTGAGCTTGATATCTTAGTAGAAAAAGAACATAAAGACATAGCTGAAAAGATTGCTAAGAAAGAAAAAGCTGTAAAGGAAGCAAAGCACAATCCAACCATAGATGAATCTTGGAAGGAAATACTAAGCAACAATAAGATGTCAGATACGGATAGAAAGAAATGCTTAGAAGTTAAACAAGCTATGCAAGATAATGTCATCGGAAGAGAACCTACTCCAGAGGGAAAGAAAGCTAAAAAGTTTAGTCGAGCTGAAGCGTTAAGACTTTGGAAACAACTTCAAGTGATCCGCAGAGAAGAAATCTTGGAAGAGCTTGTGGAGAAGACTCCAGATAATTATATTTTGGTTACAACTCAAGAGGAATTACATGACATGGTGGATGACTTCGAAGGGGTAACTGAGATAGGATACGATACCGAAACAACTGGTCTAGATAAGTATGAAGATAAAATAGTAGGTCATTGCCTTTATAATCCTATAAGTGATAAAAGTTACTATGTGCCATTTAGACATTCCACTGGAGAGGAACAGGTAAGCTGGGCATATGGGTCAGCATATATAGATTACTTACTTGAAAGAATCCCTACAAAGATACTTCACAATGCTCAATACGATATGCATATGTGTATCAATGATGATTTACCTATCACAGGAACATGGCACTGCACTCAAACGATTGCTCATATGTTCAATGAGAACGAAATGAGTCATGCTCTTAAGAGTCTTGTGCCGAAGTATTTAGGGATTCCTTCAGATAAGTACGGTGACCTATTTGGAAATGGGGGCTTTGAAGGAACACCTTTAAAGTATGCCCGTTACTATGGAGCAAATGACCCGAAAATAACTTATCAGCTATATAAATTCTATGAAGCAATTGCAACCGCTGAAGATGATAAGTACAACTTAAAAGATGTATGGAAAAACTACTTAGAAATAGAGCAACCATTAATCAAAGTAGTTGTAGAGATGGAACGTGTAGGATTCATTATCAATGAGGATCACATGCAAGGAAAGTCTAAAGAGTTTGGCGAAATGGTTGATACTCTTGAAAGTGAAATCAAGTCAGCAATCGGACAAGATGTATTGCTTTCAAGTCCTGCTCAATTGCAGAAAGCTTTGGAGGAACATACTGGCGAGAAGATGCAAGGAACAGGAAAGAAAATCTTGAAAGCTATGAAAGGTCAGTACCCTATCGTAGGTAAAATACTCGAGTGGAAGTCTTTGTCTAAACTGAAGAACGACTTCTTCGACAACTTACCGAAATTCAGAAAAGAGAAGACGGGAAGATATCACTCTAATTTCAAACCTCGAGGGACTGTAACGGGAAGGTTCAGCTCTCAAGATTTCAATGCTCAACAGATACACAAAATAGTAAGACAAGCCTTTGAAGCTCCCGACGGAATGCTTCTCCTAGGGGCTGACTTTTCTGGGCAGGAGAACCGACTTCTAGGTCATCTCTGTCAAGATGAAAAGATGATACAAGGTTGGAAAACTGGGATTGATTTCTACTCTAAGATTGGTTCTGATGTGTTCAATAAACCTTATGATGAATGTGGTGACGGTACTCAGTGGCGAAACCTTTCAAAGGTAATCGTGTTAGCCGTAACTTACGGTATCAGCCCAATAGAGCTTGGATACTCAATCTTGCCAGCAATCTATGAAGATAGAGGAATCAATAAAGAGGTCACGAAAGAGGATGCCCTTAAGAAAGGCGAAGAAGTAATCAAAGACTTCTTGAAAGCTTTCCCTGCTATTGAGCCGTGGATGATTCAGACTCGAAAGGATGCAAAAGAAAAAGGATATGTAACTATGATGTTTGGAAATAAGAGACGTCTCCCTCTCCCGAAGAATGTATACATGGAAGAGAGTAGAAACATTGTAGCTGTCGATAAGATGAGACGTCAAGGGTATGACTTAGAAGAGAGACGCAAAGGGAAAGACATACCTATCCCGTGGGATTTGCTTCCAGAATGGAAAAGAAAATCTATAAAGGGAGGTATTGACCGTCAAGCAGTAAACTCAGTGATCCAAGGGAGTGCGGCTGAACAGACTAAACTTGTAATGCTTCAACTTGATAAATGGTGTCAGCATAAAAGAGAACACGGAAGGGATTTCTCCTTACTTGCTCCAATCCACGATGAAATTTTACTTTATGTTCCCGAGGATATAACTCAAGAGGAAATCGACTGGGTAGAGAAAATCATGACTCAGACGGTAACTCTACACAACATTGAAGTTAAAACAGATATTGCTATCGGGAAGAACTGGAAAGATATGATTGGTGCTAATAAGTTTATGGGATCACCTCAAGAGTATTGTAAACTTTGGAGAGAAAGAAACTGGGTAAAATAATATAAAAGCAAAATAAACATGCGATGTCTCTGCTATTATGGTAAACTACTAGTAGAGGCATATCTTAAGAGGAGGAATAATAAATGAAATTGATATCAAAAGTCTTTAAAGTAAAACAAGTCCCACAGTATGGTGACATTTTAGTGATAAATAGAGAGAGTTACATCTTAATGAACTTGAAAGATGGGTACTTCCTTGCAAACATTAATGGTACGTCAACATACAATGGATATTGGAAGTCTATTAATACATTATTAAAGAGTATCGTTGAAGATTTCAAACATTACAGTAAAGAAGATTACGTCTTATCATTGGAGGAAAATTAAATGGCAATCAAAGGAGCAAGCTTTAAGACTATCGACGATGTAAATTGTATCGTACCGAGAGAGCAAGTATTCATTCAAGATTTAGCAGATACCTTCAAGGAACAAATGGATAGCTACTTTAGAAAGAACTTATCAGACGACCCTATCATGTTGGACTGGCATAGAAACTTTGCAGATATTCTAGAGAGGGGAGTACAAGAACCTCCGGTGCGCAAATGGATTAGACCCTCAATGGTTGGAGCTGATGAGCAAGCCATATGGATGCATCTCAATGGGTATAAACCTGACACGTTCCTCTTAGATGAGCCACAAGATGAGGTTCACACTCGTTGGCAAGCTATCGGGACAGTCGTAGGGGATATGTGGCAACGTCAGATTCTATCCGCAGAGTATTGGACTAAGAAGGGAAAAGCGAATGTGGACTTTACTTTCGAGAGGATTGACTTTAGGGACGACAATAAAGAATACATCTCAAAAGTTCCTGCCTTTGAAGAGTTCGCTCGTAAGTATGTTGAGCTTGACGGTGTCCCTGTATGGGGAACATGTGACGGTATTCTACAATATACTCCACCAGAGGAGGGGCTAGGTAGAGACTATAAGGGGTTACGTATTGGCTTTGAAGTCAAATCTAAACAGACAACAAATGCTTCTACAGGAACTTATAAGATGAAAGGCGCTGAAGCTAAACACATTCAGCAAATCAAGACTTATGCTTTAATGTATGACCTTGACTACTACTTTATTCTTTATCAGAATTGTTCTAAGAAGGGGTGGGCTCA